GTTTATTACATGTTATATTTATATCATGGTATTCGTTATGTGAATATTATAATTCCTGAAAGAGCGATTTATTAAGTATGGGTCGCTCTTATTTAATTGTCATTAAGTAGGGAATAGTAGTGCTGTTTGAGGAATCAGTACCGTTTTAAACTAACAAAGGAATTGTTTAAAAGGGCAGATTTGATTACTCTGACAGGCCTAATCACTTCCAACTGTTTTTATATGGTGATAGAGGAATATGCTTCCTTTTTTCGAATTTATTGATTAAAATGAACGGTAAAATATTTTAAAGGACTGTATTCAATGACACATTATTATATATTTTCTATCATAGGTGGACACATAAAAAATGCTGAGAGAGAAATAGATTTAATGCATGACTCGAAAAATATGTTCGTTTTGGATAAAAATTATGGTGCTAAAGAATATCAAATCTTTAATGAAAATGTTCGTCACGGAATTTTGGCTTTATATTCTCTTAATGCTGGACTTGAATCTCTAATTGCTTTTTTGGATAAAGAATTAGGTGTAAATTCTAAGGATTTCTATTCACGTATAAAAAAGTTGGAGAAAAAAGGGATAATTACTGATATTGATTCACTATCAAAATGTATAGAACTTAGGAAACAAAGAAATATTGTTACTCATTGGGAAGAAAATACATCTCAATTATATGGATCAGACGGCTACCTTCCATTTTTGTTTGGTGATTCTGAACCCCGAGAGAAGAGTGAGGAATTAATAAGCAGTTTTAATAAAGTGGATTTTATGGAATATTTAGATGCGTTCAATCAGCTGTTTGATAACATTTTGAAAAATATTCCAAATAATAAAAATGAATATTTAATTTACCGTTTAAAAAATATTAAAGAAGGATATTTGTTTTTCGAATAGAAAAATAGTTGTACCCTAAGCGTATCAGTTAAAAAGTATTGATAACAAAAGGCACTCGCAATAATTTGTGAAGTGCCTTTTTTCATGGGGTGAACATCATGAAGTTTGCTGATTATCTCAGTAAAGAAGACATTCGTAAGTTCAACCAACTTAGAAGAGCAGCACGAAACAAGAAAGAACATAAGCCTGTTGTAACTAAGCCTCAGCTAAAGAAGAAAGAGAATCTTAGTTCAAGAGATTTGAAAGAGCTAATGGGTACTAACATGGCTACATATAAACGAGTTAATGGAGCTGTGAGAAGGAAGTGATTAAAGATGGATAAGATACCATTAAGACATAAGACAGCCCATTGGCTGGGAACTAATCGTCCATCTCGTTGTGTGATGTATGGATGTTGGTTAAGAAATAAAAAGATGCGAAAGGCTTTGGATAAGTTAAAGAGATGTGATTAATGGAAACGTATAGTGAAGCAATGTCTCGAGTTACTCTTATTTTACAAAGAGCAGCAAAGCTTTAGTTGAAGCCTTCCATGAGTTATATAAATACATTGTTGAGCGTAGGGATTATATCAGGGAATTCATCCAGCAACAAGTCAATAAGGATTATCTAGATTGGAGAGATGAACAACTACATATTCGTAACAGTTGGCATACTCCTTTAAAGATTTTACCATTCAATCAAGTGTTCAATCGTAAACCTAAGTTGATCCATGCAAGGAGTTGTTGTTAATGGCTGAGGCCATAGCCTATTTATATTTGATTCTTGATTTGATAATCAGACTTCTTATTGTGGTTGTATTAATTACTTGGATTACGTTACCAATCTATGGCCTGATGATTGATAACAAAAAGAAAAAAGAGCTTGAACGATTGAAGGACCTTAACGATGGGTTATACGAGATTTATGATGCGCCCATTCGCAAAGTTCGTGAGTTTTTAAAAGAAAACCAAGCTGAAAAATAATCGCGGGTCCTTCTGGAACTTTTGAATTCCTTTGCGGGTGCTGCGAGCCCGGGATTTGCTTATATATGATTTTTCCCACCTCATTTCCGTTTCCCTTAAAAATCGTTGGGAAATAACTTTTGAAAGGCGGTGAAACCCTTGTCGGATAAGAACAAAAGCGAAAATGCAATTATTGTCACAACCAAAGAGATTGCGGAAATCCTTGGTTTAAGCGATCGTAGGATTCGGCAATTAGAGAATGAAGGATCATTAGTAAAAATTAGTCGTGGAAGATTTGATTTACCAGCCTCGATTCAACGGTATATCGAAACGATTAGAGAACAGAATCAATCAGCTGAAGAATTGGACTTAAACAAAGAAAAAACCCTTCTGACAAGGGCGAATCGTCAAAAAGTGGAGATAGAACTTAAAATTATGCAGGGAGATCTCCATCGGTCTGAAGATGTTGAATCAGTTATGAATAATATGATTGCTTCAAGTAGAGCGCAATTGTTAACGCTCCCTAGAAAAGTAGCTCCCTTAGTTTTAGGTCAGAAGGATGTAGACGCAATCCAAAATATTATAAAAAAATATGTATATGAAGCCCTTCAAGAACTGTCTGAATATAATCCACATGTATTCTACGCAAAAAGCAAAGACAAGCTTTCAGTTAGTATTGAAGAAGGCAAACACTCGGAGGAGAGCGAAAACAAGGCGGAGAAAGGGCCGCGATTAAATGGCAAGCGAAAAACAGCAAAGAATTAAAACTGAGAAAACTTTTGCTAAGATTTCTAAACTTTGGGCTCCTCCGCCTGATTTATCTGTATCCGAATGGGCCGATATGTACCGAAAACTTTCAAGTGAAGCTTCAGCTGAGCATGGGCAGTGGAGAACAGACAGAGCTCCTTACCAGAGAAAAATCATGGATGAAATAAATAATCCTGAGGTAGAAACAATCGTATTAATGACCAGCGCTCAAGTTGGTAAAACAGAAATAATTTTGAATGCAATTGGATATCACATGGATTATGACCCTTCCCCGATTATGGTTATGCAACCAACAGTCGAAATGGCTAAAACCTTTTCAAAAACAAGGTTGGCTCCAATGCTACGTGATACTCCGGTGTTGGCAGGAAAAGTTGCTGATTCAAACAGAAGAGATAGCGGAAATACCATGTTAGAAAAATCTTTCCCTGGTGGCGTCGTGGTCATGGTCGGGGCTAACGCTCCTGCAAGTTTAGCAAGTAGACCAATAAGAATATTATTGGCCGATGAGGTAGATCGCTTCCCTGTCAGTGCAGGTTCAGAAGGTGATCCATTATCATTAGCAGAAAAACGTACTACAACTTTTGGAAACCGCAAGAAAATTTTTGTGTCTACTCCAACCATTAAAGGAGCAAGCCGAATAGAAAAGGCTTATGAAAGCAGCACTCAAGAACATTGGAATTTACCTTGCCCATCGTGCGGAGAATACCAGCAATTATTATGGGGCCAAATCAAATTTGATTACGATGAAGAAGCTGAAGAAGTTACGAGAGTTGAACATGCTTGTAAACATTGCGGCGCTCTACATGATGAGTTTGAATGGAAAGCTGGCGATGGTAAATGGATTGCAGAAAATCCAAATGCTAAAGCGAAAGGATTCCACCTAAATGAGTTTGCGAGTCCTTGGAAACGTTGGGAAGAGATCGTTCAAGATTTTAAAAATGCTAAAAAAGAAGGTATTGAGTCTTTAAAAGTTTGGGTGAATACTTCTTTAGGTGAAACCTGGGAAGAAAAAGGTGAAGGCGTTGAATCTGATGACCTTCTCCAAAGACGTGAAGATTACGGATGTGAAGTTCCTGATCGAGTGGCTGTTCTTACGGCTGGTGTTGACGTACAGGATAATCGTTTGGAATATGAGATTGTTGGCTGGGGAACCGGAAAAGAATCATGGGGAATTAAATATGGCGTGATTATGGGCGACCCTGGACAAGAATTTGTATGGAAAGCTTTAGATGCTGTTCTTTTTGCTAATTACAAAAGAGCTGATGGGCAGGAAATGCAGATTATGACTACTTGTATTGATTCAGGTGGACATCATACTTCAAGTGTTTATCGATATTGTAGAGAACGTGAAATGCACAGGGTATGGCCAATTAAAGGGATAGGTGGTACCGGGCATAGTTTTATCAAAAGACCGAATCGACGAGACCAAGATGGAATATGGTTGTTTACACTTGGAGTTGATGTTGGTAAGGATAATATTGTTTCTAGATTAAAGGCAGAACCTGACCAAAATGGATACTGCCATTTTCCGATTGAAGAAGATAAAGGTTATGATGAATTTTATTTCAAGGGACTTACAGCAGAACGTCGTGTAACTCGTTATAAGAACGGACAACCAACTATCAAATGGGAATTAAAAACATCTTCATCAAGGAATGAACCATTCGATTTACGAAACTATGCAACAGCAGCACTTGAAATATTAAATCCTAATTTAGATGCGTTAATTGATAGATTGCAGAATGGAGAGATTAAACCGAAAATAGCTAAGAAAAAACGACGTGTAATGTCAAAAGGAATTAGGTAAGGGGTGAAGATTATGAATCAATTAGAAAGAGCTGAAAAGCATCTTGAAGCTTGGTATGCAGCAGAATTGGCTGTTTCAACAG